CCTTTTTTATAATATTTGGCTTATATTAGAAGTTCAATACGCAGTAATCCATTCCTAAACCTACGGTTAATTCTTGGACTGTACCATCTTCATCCCAGCTGTAATCCCCAAAGTTAGCTGATTTGATAAAGGCACCTTTTAAGATCCATTCGCTAACAATATCACCTACAGGACCAAGTACATTTAAAGTTACATTCTTTTTGTAAAAATCAGAGTAACCATCTCTACCTGTTACTGATTCGTGGTGTAAACGGACCCATTCCATCACTGCTTGTGCTCCTGAAGGGGTGATTGGGTCGTGGAGGGCTAATTCAACATCATTCCACTTAAGTTTACCTTTGATTTTTCTGTAAACATTAATGTGGTTGATAACTTGTTCCCCTTGATCGAATCCAATAGCACCTACTTTTTTAATAGTATAGCTAGGAATACCGTCTACGTAAAGAACAAATCTATTTTTTGCCTTCGGCTCAAATGCCGTAAAAAATATTTCGTTGGGATCTAATACTGCCATGTTGTTATTTTGTTATAAATATTGTCGAATTATGTTTTTTAATTAGGATGGGAACTCAGCTCCAGTTGGTAAGACATTAAAGTCAAGAACGATAAATTCTGCAGTTTTAGTTGGTTGTAAGAAAATTTGACCAACTAACTGATTTCTGTCTACAACATCAGGAGTGTTATTTGAATCATCCATTACTACACGGAAAGCATACAAACCTTGTCTTTGTTGGACTGTTTCAAGATAGGGATTAACTTGAGATAAGAATGAATTTCTTGTAGCAATAGTATTTTGCTCAAAAACTAAATTTTGGGCAAGTTGACCAATGTAGCTCTTAAGTTGAATTAACAATCTTCTAACATTTACACGATCTAGAGCAGATGCTCTCTTTTGGAGAGTTTTCTGACCAAATACTACTACACCAGTATTAGGGAAAGTAGCTATTGGGTTAACATTTCCTGAGTAAAGAGCATCTCTATCTGCTTTAGAAAGAATTCTTTCAGTTCTAATAACTCTAGTAAGGGCTCCTCTATTTAGACCAGCAGGGGCAAACCAAGGTTCAGCACTATTATCATTAAAAGCAAATACACCTGGCATTAAAACTGATGCTGGGACCCAAACCAATCTTCCTAGATCTGGGTCTTCAACTTGGCACCAGGGCCAATATGTAGCAGAATAGCTTGAATCGAATGTAGCAGCTTCACCTGTTACTGTTGAGGTATTTACTTTGCCATAATTTACCATATCAAATACAGCTAAGAAATCTCCTCTTTCATTTGCTAATGATAATACTTCAGTAATTCTTGAAGCAGCATCTCCTGTCATTTCAGCTGTTAATCCAGGAATGATTAAACTGTTAAATAAATAAGCATCTCTGTTAGAGAGTAATTTGATAGCATCTGCATATCTTGAAGCAGGGATACCTTGAATATTACTATCTACTGTAATGTCATTATAATAAGCAGCACCAGCTCCAAATAAAGTACCAGTAGCTTGACCAAATGAACCACTAGATACTATAGGAAGAGAAGCAGTATATGCAGGTTTAAAATTCCCAGTATTATCAAAGTAATTTGGAGTAGTATTTTTAACTTCTGCTACATAAACATATCTGCTCTTATTGCTATAAGAACCTGTAACTTGTAAAAATTTAGCTCCTGAAGAGTCTGTTAAGACTGTTTCTCTTTGGTCTCCAATTACTCTAGCAATGTAGTTGTCGGCATATGGATCAAGAGAAACATTTGCGTAAGTTTCTAAGATAGCTTTATCATTAGATTTATCATTGCCTTTTCTAATTAACAGAGTAAATGTTCCAGAGTTAACATTTCTTTGAGAAATTTCCCATCTAACATTTTCAGCAGAACCACTTTCAAGAGCTCCCGCAGAATCTTCTGTGCTGTATGAGTTTTGGTTAGCTCCTTTTGAAATGGTTTCTAACACAAAAGCAGGTTGAAATGCTGCTGAAAGTTCTGCTGAAGAGCTGATTGCTGAGGTTGAAGTGTCGGCTGCACTCTTAGCAGTGCGAGCAGGGGTAAAAGCTTCTCTAGTTACTCTAGTTACTAATAAAGTATCACCTCCATTTTGGAAAATAATATAAGCTGCAATAGAGGTAAAGTAAGAATATGAATTACTACCACTAGTAAAAGTAGCCCCAAATTTATTTTTATAATCACTATAAGAAGTGACTAAAGTTGGAGTTTCTACCGGGCCTTTAACTGTAGGGCCTATTATAGCTGCCCCAGCTTGTATAGGCTGTTGTTGAAGAAATGATTGATCATTTTCTCTAGTAAATACTCCGGGAGAGATTATTGATTCTGCCATGTTGTTCTAAGTTTGTTTTGTTTATAAATATGGGGAAAAAATTCAAAATATCATGTTCCCTCTATAAAAGTTCCTGTTTCTAAATTGATAGAACCATTACCATATTTTTCTGTTAAAGTTTTACCTAAATCAATTTCTTTTTGTTTAAGAGCTTCAAGCTGTTCGATAACTTGTTCTTTCTGTAATTCAAGAGATTGCAATTGGTATTCGATATTACCAAAACTTGTAATTAATGATCCTTGGATAGTTTGAACTTCTTTAAGTTGAGTAAGTTCTTCTTGTGATAACTGTGTTTCTTTCATAATAATTTTATTAATAAATATTTAAGGTTTTTTTAAGATTATCAATAACCATTTGAGAAGTTATAGATTTAGTACATTCAAAATGTCGAGAAGTGTTTTTGTGAAAAGGACACCATTCCCAATCCCCAGGATCTAATCTTTCAGTAGTTTGACATCCTCTACAAAATCCTTCAGGGGTATAAATTCTATAAAATTCAGGATTTTCCATAAAAGGTTCAGTAAACCCTGAAATAAGAATAGTAGGGGTGTTTGTTGCCCAGCTTATCCAACTAAGGCCACTACTAACTCCTACAAAAGCTTGAGCTCCTTTAATAATAGAAAATACTTCTTCTAATGAGCATCCTGTTTTGTCAATAACATTAGTTAATGTTCCCCCTAATTTAGAATCATGCCATTCATCTCCTAATTGTTCTTGGCTGCAGTTAACTACTTTATATCCTTTAGCTATAGCCCAATCTATAAGAGATTGCCACCCTCCTGGGTGGTTCCAGTATTTAGCATGAGCTGAAGCATGGGGGCCTATAGCTATATACTTTCCTGTAATAGGAGTGGGTGAGGAATAAAGTTGAATTTGAGGTTTAAGATTTTCAAAAGGAAGTCCTAGTATATCTGAAGCTGTTTGTTGTAAAGGGAATAATTTAGGATCCTTAGGATGTCTATCTGGGTTAAATTTATCTTCAGGGGTAAAAAACCATCCTATTTCATACATAGCATATAACCCCGTAACATTAGTCCCAGGAGTAACAAATTCAATTTCAGGGTAAAGAGATTCAAACCATTCGTTATGGAAGGTAGAAACTGTTAAATTACATTTGTGAATTTCTCTGAACTTTTCTAAATATGGAAACCAACATAAAGTATCTCCTACAGCTTTACTGGATAGATGGATGTAAACTTTTTTATTGGAACAATCATAGATATGTTCTTTTATTTTGTTTCTTTTGCTATCATATATTTCAATTCTCCATTTTATATAATATTGCTTTAAAGCTGCCCCCCACATTCCTCCTTTTAGAACAGTTTCATATATATTTTTATTAGTTTTATGATCAAAAAACTTTATTAAAAATTCTTCTCCTGAGGAGTCTATTACTTCAACTTTAGGTTGTTTAACAAAAGTAATATTAAATTGAGGAGGAGGAGTTATTATGTGAGCATTTTTGCTTAAATTATCATATATCATAACCTAAAAGTTTTAATAAAATATTTTTATTTTCTTGAATATCATCTTTTATATAATGAACTAATTCATTATTATCGTAAACGTCTAAATAGGTATGTAATCTTTTCATCATAGTAGGTAATTTATATGATAAAGATTCCCTAATGGCTATGGGAAATAACTCTAAGTTAGAGCTAAAATAGAACACATCACATGCTTGTAAAAAGGTATCTACATCATTTCTTTCCCCCCAAATTATACAATTATCAGGTTTATTTTCCATAATAGGTTGCCAATATTGTTGAAAATTAACTGCTTGGTTTCCTACAAAATGAAATTTGATTGGTTTATCTTGAACTAATTTAGCTACTTCAAATACTTCTCCCTGATTTTTACCTTCTGTAAAAAGACCTACGTTCAATACATGATGATAATTAGGGTCTAGTCCTAATTTTTTCTGGGATTCTGTTTGGTTTTTGGGAAGATTTTTTATAGGGTATTCCCATATATCACAAGGAATATTAGTATTTTTTTTAAATTGGTTTAAAGCCCATTTAGAAACTAATACATACTTATCAGGAACAAAATTACACCCCGAAGGAGAAGCATACTTAGAATGAGGAGTTACTATATAGTAAGGGCGATTTGAAATCTTAAGAAGTTGTTTTACATCTTTAGGATTATTGATAAACCAAGTTACTGGTTCTTGGAAGTGGACTATATCAGGTTCTAAGTTTTCTATAATAGAAATTAAATCTGATTTATTAGATCCTAAACAAAAATAATTTTCTGGGGGGAGGAGTTGTTTGATTCTATCTCGTTGTACAACATATTCATCTGAATAATTGGTGTATTCTATGACATAGATATCAAAATCGTTTATAAAACTTATAATTTGCTCTAATAAATACTGAGGCATGCCTCCAGTAGATATATGAGGTGCTACATAAAGCAGTTTTCTTTTCATAACTTAAAATATACAGAACAATTTTTAAAATATCAAATTAGCTTAAAGAACTTGATCTCCAAGCTCCTGCCATCCAAACAAACATATAATGATTATTACCTATAGATCCAAATTTTACTTGTCCATCTGAACCTGAAATAGTAGGAGTACCACTTGAGGTGGGACTAAGTACTATGCCTGCACTAGCTGTAATAAAAATTCTTTCTGAGGCATCGTTTAAAACTAACTTAGTTCCATTTCCCCCATTATCAAGATCACCAAATTCTAATTTTAAAGAAGATCCTGGGGCATCTCCTGAAGTACGAAGATATGTACCTGGTCCTCCTCCCCCATCAGCATGAACTCCTAAAAAGTGACCAGCACTTGCTGAGATATTTCCTATTATATTAGCGGAGCTAGCTGTTATACTGGCTGCTTTAATATAAGCGCTAGAACTAATAATAGAGGCTGTGGTTGGGGATTTTAATTGAATAGATTGACCTGTAATAGAAGTATGATTATTATTGCTACCTATTATAAGCCCAGCAGAAGAACTTTCTATTACACTAATATTTTTGAGTCTATACCCACTTGCGGTGATAGCTGAACTTGCGCTAATTCCTAGGCTAGATGTAATTCCTCCTTGTACATTAAGAGATGAAAGTATTATGGCCGAACTACTATTTAATGATAATATAGGAATATCAGTAATTCCAAAAATTAAAGAAGTACCATCGTATGATATAGAATTAAGTTCTCCAGTTGCACCAAACATAATTCCACCATTACTACCTGTGATATCTAATGTTAAGCGAGAAGCACTTATAAAGCTAGCACTTATCATAGAGGCGGTTATATTAGAATTACCAGTACCTACTAAGGGTCCATATATTCCATTACTAGCACTTAAAGTACTTGCTGTGATATAAGAATTAGGAGTACCTTTTAAATTACCAAATATTCCTATACTTGCAGTAAATACACTAGCTGTAATAGCTGCTGTAGTTAGTGGAGATTGACTAGTTACTTGTTGTAAATTTGGTGTAGAACCGGCACCCCCAATAGCAGCTGAAGATGTGAAGAAAAACTGTCCAGATGATGTATTATAAGTTAATACTGTAAATGACCCTGGACCTTCAGATGCGCTGGCGAAGAATAGACCACTGGCGCTTATATTACCATTAGCTTTTATAAATAAAGAAGCAGTATTATTATTTACAATTTTGATTTCATTAGCTACTCCAGAATTAAAGTCAATGTAAGTAGTTCCCTTACCTATTCTATTGCCTAAAGAAATATTACCACTAGCGCTAATAGCAGATCCTGTTATAGAACCTGAGGCAAATATATTACCTATTACGTGAAGTTTAGCACTAGGAGTTCTAGTGCCTATTCCTAAATTGTAACTACTGCTAATATAAGAATTCCCTCCAGGTCTAAGATTAATTTGAGGAACACTTCCTGTGGTATAATCACTATAAAGTCTTAAAACACATTCATTAAATCCTGTAGGAGTATTGTATCCTAAATATCCTATAGGAGTACCATTAAGTTGGTTAATATAAATATAAGGAGCAGCTGCTTTTAAATCTAAACTACCTGAAAGTTTAGCTGCAGGAAGAGTTGAGGAAAAATCTGAGGCTCCATATCCTAATTCTAGGATGTCTAAAGGTTGGGTTCTACTATTAGCATCATTTACTTGAATAATCAAATTACCATAAGTTTCTCCTGAGGAGTTAGCGTTTTTAACTCTAGAGAAGATTTCTGCTGTGCTACCACTACGTAAAAAATCAGGTGAACCAGAAATAGAACTAGATTCTATCGCAAATATAATTCTACCTGTTTCTTCATTTTCTTCAATAAGCCCATCTTCATTAGTTCTTAAAATTAAATTAGCAGGAACACTGCTAGTAGTAGATCTAATATCAAGAGTACCTAATGGAATTTGATTAGAAGTTAATCCAATACCTACTAAGGGTGAATTATTACTTCCTGTGGCTTGAATAGATAATACAGAAGTTCCTTGAGTATTTGCAGTTTCAGGAGAAGCTAATCTAAATTCAATAGTACCTGCTGCACCATTATTTTGGGGATTTAGTTTACTAAACACAATAGTACCTACTGAAGAGGATTGAATTCCTGCTCCATAATTAGGATTAGTGTAAATAAAATTTATAGCATCTAATGACGAAGTAGATCCAGAATTGCCTACTATAATGTCTAATTTATTTCCGAATATTGGCATTGAAGGTAATTTTTACATTAATAAATATGTACCTTTAATCAAAATACTATAACTCCTTCCATTATCTCCTTTATTATCCCAAAAATCAGAATTTCTAGGATTAACTAAAGCATTAGGAACTACTTTACATTTAAACTGGTTATTAGTGGAATCAAAATAAATTAAATTATGATAAGGATAAGTTACATAATCAATACTGGATCCCAAGTAATCTGTGTAAGTATCGTCTTCAGGAATAGATGTAGAATAATTAGGATCACCTGTGTAGTTTAAGGTATCAATTATATTAAATTCAGAATTAAATCTTAATCTAGAGGTGGGAACACCAATAGTAGTAAGTGTTTCAGAAGGTTGAGTAGAATAACCTGAAGTATTGTATCTTGGTGTAACTGTTCCATAATGTTCAAAAACTATACCTTGACTTAACTTAGGAATACTGCTACCAGGACCAAGATTAACTGAGTATTCTGTGGGGCTTTCATATATTAAAGCAGTAGCATGAACATATATAGCAGTTTGTTGAAACGCTACAGCAATATTATCTGCGAAAGTAGCAGTTGAGATGAAGGGGTTGTTGTAGGTTTGGGGGGGATCAACATCTACAGTAAGATAAGTAAAAGGATATAAATCATTAACAGGAGCTGTGGTTAATGGGGGTAAAGTAGAATAGGTAAAGTCATAAAGAAAAACAAAATTAGATTCTTTTATAAAACTATTAATAGATTGATTAGTTTCAAATAAATTTTCACTATTTGAAAGAGGGATGTAGGTTTCACTTGTGGTAGAAGTAAAAGTATTAGCATGATACCTTATTTCATCAGTAGTGATATTATTATTAGGGGGGTTAAATCTAGTAAGAGCCATAATTAATAAATTTGATAAGTTCCTCTAACAATAATATTTGCATTTCTTTTAAAAGCCCCTTGTACTATCCAGGATTTCATAGAATTATTATAATATAAAGTAAAAGCTTTATTATTATTATATGGAGAACTTATAGATACTGCACCATTAAAACCATTAGAATATATTGCTTGTAAATCATCTGTAGGAAGAGAATTTTGGTGCCAAAATTTTCTATAAGTAAGTTGAGAAGGTGCTATAGTACCATTTGATGTGTTTTCCCCTTGTATATTATTTCCTGTAGCTAATGTAGCGGGATCTGTTAATGATGTTGGATTTTGAAATTTATTACAAGGATATATAGCATGGTGAAATTCAAAATGAAGTAATGATTCTAACCCATTTTCAACTAACACCCCAGGATTTGGGTTTTGTATTGTCCAATAATTAGATCCACTCCATGATCCGTTAGCCGTACCTTGCTCAACATAAAAAGTAATTATATGATTGTTATTTATTCCTGCTCCTGGAGTATAGCTAGAAACAGTTCCTGTAAACCCATTAGTAGTTGAAGCCCAAAATCCCGGGAATACTTCATATGCTCTTCTTAAGTATACAAGATTTCCAGGTACAAAATTGTATAAACCATCAGGAGATAAAGCAGGATCAGGGGGTGGGAGTGTAAGAGAAATAAGACCATCATAACTGTTAATAAAGTAATGAAAAGGAATAGAATTAGTCAGATTTTGTGAAGAGTTTGGACCAACGTTTGCAGTTGGAAGAGAATACAGACTGCGAACAAAATTAAGACCATTAGTAGGATATTGCATCCTATTATCATATACTACTCCTTGAACTATACAAGTGCTTGGAAGTAAAGGGGCCAATTTATAATTGTTAGATTCTCCTGAGTTGTCTAATTGGAATAGGCCTTCTCCTTCGGGATAAGATTCAAAAGGAGGTATACCAAAAACTTGACCTTCAAAAAACTCGTAAGGGCTAATCCCACCATTTAAACCTATTCCTGTCTCTCCTTCAGGAGTAAAGTTTTTTAATTGAGCTATAAATGATCCTTTTTTGGGTTTATATATAAGATTTCCTTTAGTATTAACTTGTAATTCTGTATTAAAAGATCCTGATGTTTGTAGGTTGATTGCCTTAAATGAAGAGATTTTAGGGTCTATAGTTATATTTTGATATAAAGTAGCCATTAATATGTAGTTACAAATCCTTTAATTACACTATATTCATAATCATTACCAAAATTGCTGTCATTAAATCCTGCTATAAGTTCATATGTTATAGTTCTTTTTCCTGCTGCTTGGTCTTCAGCAGTCCATCCTGTATCTGTAAAAGCGTTAGTTCCAAAAAGAGAATCCATAACAGGACCTGCATTGGCTTCATTTACAAATATCATATCCTTAGTATGGATACTTAGTTGATTTTGGTTAAAAGTATAATTGTGCCCCTCTCCAGTAGAAGCATAAAACTCAACCTCACCCTCAGGTTTGTTAAGTTTAGGGTAAAAAGGAGCAGAATTTTGACTAGCTATCCAATTAAAATTTCTCCAAATTTTAAACATAAACGTTCTTTGAGAATTATTAAAAGTACTATTATTTCCATAAGGAGAAACCTGAGAAGTTAATGCTTTTGTGCTGGTGCTAAAAGCCGTACCTATTATTTTTATACCACTAATAGCAGGGATAGTATTAGTTATTATAGGAATATTTATTCTTAAAAAAGGACGATATTGAGTTGTAGATTGTGAAGAATTTAATTCTCTAGTTTTTTCTATATAATGAAAAGCAAAATTTGAAGTATTGTACACAACAGTACCATATTGATTCAAATTATTTGCTGCTGAGAGATTAATAGTATGTTCATTGATTTCAGGAAGAAGAGGATCAGAGATGCCTGAGGCATCCATGGTAATATTATTCCCATCATATTTAGTACCTCTTCCTCCAGTAGGAACATATGCTACTTTATCAGTTTCAAATGGCATATTAAATTAGTATATATTTTAATCCAAAATCAATATTATCAATTTCATTATATTGAGGAATTATAAATGTTAAATTTCCATTTCCATCCCAACTAGCAGTTACCATTCTAATATTAAAGATTACTTGATCTTCTGGGAATCTAACATCTTCGGTGGTGCTAGTAACTAGATTTCTAGATAGTGGAGGGTAAGTAACATCTCCACCTTCACTACTTAAAGATCCTGATCTCCAAAGGATTACTGTTCTAGCTGCTTGGTGAATGCTAGGAGAATTATAATTACCATGTCTACGAGATCCAAAGAACTCAACTCTACAATAATTAAAGCTAGAAGATAACGCTTTAATTCCAGAAGGATTATTGTTGTCAACTACTTGAACATTATTAGGAACATCTATTGTAAATGTTGTTTGGATCCCAGATTGGTTAAATTTGTAAAGGGTATCACTAATACCACCTCCATCTGTGCCTGAAGTACCTGATGTACCTGAAGTACCTGAAGAACCATTGTTACCATTTACTCCTGAAGTACCTGAAGTACCTGTTGTACCTGAAGTGCCTGAAGTGCCTGAAGTGCCTGAAGTACCTGTTGTACCTGATGTACCTGATGTACCTGAAGAGCCATTAACACCATTTACTCCTGAAGTACCTGAAGTACCTGAGGTGCCTGAAGTACCTGAAGTACCTGATGTACCGGTGTGGGCTACAATACAAAGTGAATAACTAGTACCATCTTCAAATGTAGATACAGGGAATTGGAAATAAGTAACTGATACAAAAACAGATACATAAGTTTGGGTAGTACTTACAGCTGTAACTTCGTATTCTGCTATTAAAGTTCCACTAGAATCTCTAACAACAATTGCATCTCCAATTTGAGGAACAGCAGCGATTGCAGTATACCCAAAAGCCATACTACTAACACTTTCTGCTGATGGAGTATTTGTAGCAAATTCTGATGCTAAAAGGGGATCGGTTGTTAATGAATAAGTTGCTTCACTACACCCTTGAACTAGCCCTGAAGTACCTGAAGAACCGTTAACACCTGAAGTACCTGAGGTGCCTGAAGTGCCTGTTGTACCTGAAGTACCTGATGTACCTGTTGTACCTGAAGTACCTGATGTACCTGTTGTACCTGAAGTACCTGAGGAACCATTTATTCCTGAAGTACCTGAAGTACCTGAAGAACCATTTGCACCATCTATTCCATTAATACCTGAAGTGCCTGAAGTGCCTGAAGTACCCGATGTACCTGAAGTGCCTGAAGTACCCGATGTACCTGAGGTACCAAAACATACTAAATCAACACAAACTTCATCTCCATTCGAAAGGCTATTAATAATATTACCTGTTAAAGTTAATTCTAAATTTCCTCCTCCAATTTGGGCTGCATTATTAAACGAAGCTGCAAATACTTTAGAAGCATTAGTTTGGTGTTGAAGATAAATAGTACCTTGTGTGCATCCTTCTGAGAGAACAGTAGCAAAATAATTAAGATATGCTTGGTTAGCTAAAGTTTGATCATTAAGAATTAACTTTCCTCCGGCTGAATCATAAGAAATATCTCCAGAAAGGGGTTGGGATGATTGAGCATAAAATTCATAATTTAAAGCACATAAACTTTCACCATTTATCCCTGAAGTGCCTGAAGTGCCTGTTGTACCTGAGGTGCCTGAAGTACCTGTAGTACCTGAAGTACCTGTAGTACCTGAAGTACCTGAGGAACCATTAACACCATTTACTCCTGAAGTGCCTGATGTGCCTGAAGTACCAGTTGTACCTGAAGTACCTGTTGTACCTGAAGTACCTGTAGTACCTGAAGTACCTGAGGAACCATTG